TTTGGTGGTGGTGCTAAACGTGGAATTAAGGAAAGTAAAGGCTCAGCATCTAAAGCTGTTGCTTCAACTAAGTCTAAGACTCGGAAAGTAATTTCTGAAGCATCTTCGTTGAGGAATCGGTTTAAGAAGTTAGCTAATATTAATTCTTAATTCTTTAATCGGAGAAAGATCATGGCAGATAGATTTTCATCTATTGAGAAAATTATGAGTGGGTATAACCCCGCTAGGCAGTTAAGAGACCAGACAAAGAAACTTGTCAAAAAATGGTCTCCTACTGGTCTGTTAGACGGTCTTAAGGACTCTACACAAACTCACGGAATGGCCGTGCTACTTGAGAATCAGGCTCGTCAATTAATTGATGAAGCTTCAAGAGTAAGCACAACTTCTAATAAAGAAGAGTGGTCAGGTGTCGCACTTCCGTTGGTCCGAAGAATTTTTGGTGAAATAGCTGCACAGGACTTTGTTTCTGTTCAACCTATGAACCTTCCTTCTGGACTGATTTTTTATCTAGACTTTAAGTATGGTACAGCACAAACTAGTTTGCATAACGTTGGTTCTGATGTTCATGGTGATACATCAGGTTCAAACGATGATGCAAGTGGTGGTCTGTACGGTGCAGGTAAGTTTGGGTATTCAATTAACGATCGGAGTGCAACAACTGTAACTCATACTTCTGGTTCTGTGGCGTGGAAAGATGTTGATTTCGAACCTTCACTAAGTGCCTCTTTTGGTAACTTACGGAAGATTTCGTTCGCAACATCTACACTTACACGTCCAGATCTTGAAGGTGTTCGCGCTTTCGAACCTGTTGCAAGTGGTGCAACTACATTAAGTACTTGGTATCCTGCTTATACGCAGATATCTGGTACTGTTGCCGCTCCAGAATCACAAATAACTATGATAGTATCCTCGGCTGGTTCACAGAATGAACTAGAAGGTGCTGCTATGGAGATAAAGTATCATCGTCAACCGACTGATACATCTCGTGGTGATTTTGAAGCTGCTGCAGGTGCTGCTGTACCTGAAGCAGATGTTGGCATTCCAGAGATTGATATACAGATGGTTTCAGTACCGATTGTCGCTAAGACTCGGAAACTGAAGGCTGTCTGGACTCCAGAACTCGCGCAGGATTTAAATGCTTACCATAGCGTTGATGCTGAAGCTGAACTTACCTCAATGTTGAGTGAATACATTTCGATGGAAATCGATCTTGAAATTCTTGATATGTTGATGGCTAATGCTGATGCTAAAGTTGAACGTTGGTCTGCAAGACCTGCATACGAGTATGATGCAAGTACTGGATTATTTGCAGAAAGTTCTGCAAATGCCAGTGCATATACGAAAGGAACTTGGTTCCAGACGTTAGGTAATAAACTCCAATCAGTGTCTAATACGATTCATCAGAAGACACTGCGTGGTGGTGCTAATTTCATGGTGGTTTCACCTGAAACAGCAACTATCATCGAGTCTATTCCAGGATATGCATCTACAGCAACTGGTGATGCATCCAACCAACAGTGGGCCATGGGCGTACAAAAGGTTGGAATGTTAAACAATCGCTTTACAGTTTATAAGAACCCATATATGCATGAAAATGTAATTCTTATGGGTTTCAGAGGAAGTAACTTCCTTGAAACTGGTGCAGTGTATGCTCCTTATGTACCTCTAATTATGACTCCATTGGTATACGATCCAACAAACTTTACACCTCGCAAGGGTGTGATGACCAGATACGCGAAGAAAATCGTGCGTCCGGAATTCTATGGTAAAGTTATCGTAGCTGATGTAAACTATGTCTAATATTAGTTTATATAAGTAGATTATGAAAAGAGGGTGGATGTTTTCCACCCTTTTTTTATGCCATTATATTTATAGTTGAGTAATAATATCTTTTAGGAGAATAAAATATGGAAGCTATATGGCCAGGTAGTGGCTCAGCAGTAAGTGGAAATACACCTTATGGGTTTTATGATAATGATGCTACATTTCAAACAGAAGCTCCAAAATTTGCAAATTGGTGTGCAAAGAGGCTTGGATACCCTATTATGGAAGTTGAGTTACAAGATTCACAATTTTATACTTGTTTTGAGGAATCTATTTCAGAATATTCATCACAAGTTAATCAGGTTAACATTAAAGACAATTTACTTTCATTAGCAGGACAACCAACATCCTCTAATTTTACGCATAAACACGTAGTACCCTCTTTTGGGAATCAAATAAGATTAGCAGAACGTTATGGTACAGAAGCAGGAGTTGGTGGAACTGTAAGTTGGCAAACTGGATCTATAGCGATTACAAGTGGTACTCAAACATATGATATAAATAAAATATTTACAGATACTACAGGAAGTGGTGCAATAGAAATAAAAAGGGTATTTTATGAAGCATCACCTGCTGTTTCAAGATATTTTGATCCATATGCAGGTACAGGAGGGGGATCTATTAACTTGTTAGATCAATTTGGTTGGGGAGATTTATCACCCGCGGTAACTTTTTTAATGATGCCAATTTATGAAGATTTAATGAGAACACAAGCTATAGAGTTTAATGATCAAATAAGAAAATCTTCATATACATTTGAAATGACTAATAATCAGATTAGAATATTTCCAAGACCCACTACTAATTTTACACTTAGATTTCAATACATTTCAAAAACAGATAGGGATAATCCATTACATGCAGAGTATAGTGGGTCTGTTAACGTTGTATCTGACTTTTCAAATGCTCAATTTGACAATATGGAGTATAAATTTATAAATGATCCAGGAAAACAATGGATTAGAAAATATGGATACTCTTTATCTAAAGAACTTTTAGGAATGATACGAAGTAAATATGGTTCTATTCCAATACCTGGAGCAGAAACAACTCTTGATGGTGAAACATTACGTTCAGAAGCATCTACAGAAAAAGATCAATTATTATCACAATTAAGAGAAACTTTAGAAACTACTAGTAGGAGAGCGCTCTTAGAAGCAGATAGAGATGAAGCTGACTTTTTACAAGAAAAGTTAAGAAAAGTTCCCGATCCAATTTTTATAGGATAACATTATGGCAGGAAGATTTTTACCTCAAAGAGATATTGATGTTTTTGAAAGAGTAAATAAAGAACTGATTGGTGATTTACTTAATGCTAAAGATGGTATTATCAATCAAACCGTTACTATATATAAAATATCAGCATACGACACTAAAGTAAATTTATATGGTGAAGCACAAGGTGGAAAAGTGTTTCAACCTGGCGTTAAAGTTGCGTGTATAATTGAATCTGAAGATTTTGACTTTAACGTTGATGAGTTTGGTCCAGATTTAAGGCAAAATGCAATATTCAGATTTTTGAGACCTACTCTGTTAGAATTATCATTAGTAACAGAAATAGGTGATTTGGTTGAATGGAATTATGCACATTGGGAAGTTAGTAGTGTTAATGAAAATCAATTAGTTGGTGGACAGTATAATCAAAATTGGTCTGTAGATTGTAGTGCACATTTAATTAGAAAAAGTAGCTTAAATATTCAGAGAGTGAGAAGTATCTAATGGCAAGATTAAAACCGTTACCACGTTCACAAAGAAAGTTAGTTGGTGCTCTTAGAGCAGCACCTGCAGAAAATAGAGCGCAACAATTATCTAGAAAAAAGGATACTGTCAAAGATGTATCAGTAGGATTGATGGATATAGATGCAGCTATTATGTATTATTTTAATGAGGTAATAAAACCTACAGTTGTGGAAAATGGTGAAGTTGTTAAAGTTCCTGTATATTATGCCAACCCTGAAAGATGGAAAACTATACAGAGACAAGGGTATTTAAGAGATTCAAAAAAACAACTTATAATACCTCTTGTTGTTTTTAAAAGAAATAGTTTAGCAAAAGACGACTCTATTACAGTTGATAAAATGAATCCAGAAGATCCAAAACTTCATTATACATTTGAAAGAAAGTATACTCAAGAAAATAGATATGATAGGTTTTCAGTATTGCAAGGTAAAAAACCTTCGCAGGAATTTTATTCTGTAGCAATGCCTGACTATATGACAATGACATATGAGTGTATTATATGGACTACTTATATTGAACAAATGAATAAAATTGTTGAAACTATAAATTGGAGTGATGGTTCATATTGGGGAGAACCAGGTAAGTTTAAATTTAGAGTTGCTATAGATTCATTTGACGATGCTACTGAAATGGCTGATAATGAAAGGTTGATTAAGACTACTTTTAGTTTTTCATTTAGAGGTTATCTTGTACCTAAAGAATTTAATAATTATATGTTGACAAATAAATCATTTTCACCTAAAACTTTAAAAATTATGGATGAAAGTGGTTTACATTTATCATCTATATATAGTCCAGATACAAATGCACAAACAGTAAGATATACTACTGGTGTACAAAGTGGATTAGGGGCATCTTCAGATTTTATTAGAGGAATTGCGGGTCAAGTAGGTAATCAAATACAAGATTTAGAATTTACAAATACCTATGGTGGTGAAACGATGTATATTATGAGAAGTACTGGAGAACCTTCATCTAGTACAGATTTAAAATCTGTATTAAGTTTAGGATATGCAAATACTGCTTATTTTGTAGGTTCTCAACGGTTTGCAGGAAATGCATCATCTTCCGCGGCATCATCTTCATTTGCAACTTATGTACCAACATTAGATTCAAATAAAAGAATGAAAAGTGGTACTGTATATGTATTAGTAAATGGATTAGATTTAAGTTCAAATACTGATCAGACTGATAGTACAAATACTGATTTTTATCTTAATACTAATCAGAGACATATAAATATAAGTAAATTAGGAACTAATGGAACTGGTATAAATTTATTACTTAGTGATTCTGTTCTTGTTGGATTTCAACAGGAGGTGATTTAATGGCTAAACCAAGAACATTAGAGGGATATAAAGGGTCTACTCGTAATTTTATGGCTCCCGTATCTGAATCTAAATTTAGTGGTGATAAATTTAAGTTTACTGATGAGGATGACAACTTTGTTAATTATGTTATGAATAATAAAGCAGGTAAACCTATACAAAAAAATGAAATATTAAATTTAGCAGAAGGAAATGTAATATATCCACAAAATTTACAGTTATTTAGTGGATTATCGTATTTTACTGTAAATGATGAGCAAGAGTTTAGACCTACCTTAACCGATGGTTATAGACTTAGAAATAATTCGGTTATAGTTAAAATAAATGGTGTAACTCAAATATCTAATAGTGATCAAACTTCAAGCACTAATGCTGATGTTTATCTTACACCAGATTTAAATTATGTTAGAGTGAAGAAAAAACAATCAGATGGTATATATGGAATTACATTAATTGATAGGGATAAAGTTGAAATAAAATTCCAAAAGGAGGCAATAGTTTAATGGCATTAATTGATTTAACAAGACAAGCAGGAGCAGCTAGTACTGGAAGTTTATTACTTACTTCAACTGCTGTAACTAGTTCTGTTACAGGCTTATATGAATTAGAGTGGGGTAAACTTAACCCAACTTATGCATTAGGTCAAGGAGATTTGACTCTTGGAGAAGGTAATAAGTTAAGTGTTGGATATCTTGAATTAGAAAATAATATTATTTATGATTCTGGTAGTAGAGAGGCTATAGTATTAACAGGTGGTGGTTCAGTTAGAATTCCAGGAGATTTAATAGTTGAAGGTGATACAGTAACTCAAAATGTAGCTACTTTTACAGTAGAAGATCCAATTATAGATTTAAACTTTACAGGTTCAACTGCTTTAGGTTCACAAGATAGTGGTTTAAGAGTTGGTAGGGTAGGTAGTACAAATGCACAATTAATATTTGACCATAGTGAAACAAGATGGGCTATAGATAATGCCGCTGGTAGTAATATCAATATAGTTGGTGAATCTACTACAGATACATTAACAAATAAAACAATTACTTCACTGGCATCTTCTACTATGGGGAGTAACGCCGATTTAACATTTAGTGGTGGTGGAGAAGTATTAGGATTACCTGCTACTGCAAGTGCGGATGATGCAGCTATATCAAAAATATATGCACAACAAAGATTTGATTATTTAAGAAAATCTTATGTTAAGAAATCAGCAAGTATAACAATACCTAGTTCGGCTAGTTTTACGGCAGTATCAGCATCAGCTCCAGATGGAGTTACTTCTACTACTGAAGATGATTTTATATTTTTTATAAATGGTCAATATATGGAACATGATGCACTTTCAATTCAACAAGAAGGGTCAAGTTTTATATTGCTTGTAAGTACTGGTAGTATAGGATATGATTTAGAAGCTGATGATGAGGTATTAGCTTGGGGGAAATTTAATGCTTAAATTAATGGATTTATTAAGAGAAGTTAAAGTAGGTGATGCATATATTAGTTCAGATGGAGAATATATAGAATTGGTATTTGATAAGTTTATGAAAGGTAAATGGCGTACAATAGGATTTGATTTGGGACCAAAACATTTTGTTAGAGATATAGGAACATCACCAGAACACACACTTGGAATGTATGGTAAGTTAAAAAAATTATCTTCATCACAAAAAAATGCAATTAAAAAGATGTTAAAAAATCCTGAAGATATTCATATGATTAAAAGAGATGGTCAAAATGTAAATAAAGTGTTGAAGGCATTAAAATGATTAAATTAAAAGATTTATTAAACGAAGATGTATTTTGGCCCAGAAAATTTGGAGAACCCTTACCTACATTAGCTGATACTATTAAAAGACACCAACAGTTAACAGAAAACGGTGATATGGATACTGAAGATACTGCTGGTGTTTGGATTAATTATGATAATAGATGTATGTTGTGTTTAAGAGAAGATGGTAGATGGAGTATACCTAAAGGTCATATACAAATAGGTGAAGAACCAGTAGATGGTGCTTTAAGAGAATTAGTTGAAGAAACTCAAATTATGTTAAATGGTACTCCAGAGTTAGTGGAAAAAGTAAAGAAAAGTAATGGTGATGGATATTTTCATATATTTAAATTCGAATCAGATAAGAAATTTATTCCAAGATTAGATCATGAACATACTAAATGGGGTTATTTTAGTTATGATAATCTTCCAACTCCTTTAGATGAAAAATTAGAAAATATATTGAAATAAACATTCACTTCCTCTTTTCTTTTACTAAAATTTGATATTTATTAGTATGAGAAAACGTCATTGGAAAGATAGAAAAAATAGAAAATGTCCCGATTGTGGTAAAATGCTTACTTACACAAGAAAGGATGCCTTTGACCGAGCAGTGGGTAATAACTCTGTATGTAAATCTTGTGCACAGACAGATAGAAAACTCACTATGGATACTATTGAAAAAATGAAACAACCAAAGAGTAGAGTACATAAGAAAAACATTTCACAAGGAATGACTTTGTATTGGCAAGAACGAAAAGAAGAAGCATTAAAATATAAGGGAACTTAAATGGCTCGAATAAAAAGTAAACAGATAAGTACAGAATTAACTGGTTCATATACTATTTCAGGATCATTAAGAGTAGAAGGACAAACTGTATTAGATAGTTTAAATACAAGAGTGGACAGTTTGATAGTAAGTGGTTCAATGAAAGTGGTAGACCAAAAAGTAAATAGTGCAATAGCAAGTTCTTCAATTTTCGTACAAAATTTAGGAACTATTGCTTCCAGAGATCAGGTAGGTATTATTGATCTTGGAGGTTTTGGTGGATAAAATTAAAAAAATAATATAACTGATATTTATAATTAGTTGGAGATAAAAAATGGCACAAATAATAAAACATCGCAGGGGAAACGCTGAAGAGCTTGGGTCTACAACCCTATATAAAGGAGAAATGGGTGTAACAACGGGTTCAAATGTAGCTGGAGGATTAGCTAATCCAATAGTGCATGTTGGCGATGGTGCAAATGCTGGGGGGTTTGTCGTAGGTAGACTGCAATATGGAACAAGTACTCCAAATATTTCATCTGGATACAATGCTGGTTTAAACGATATACTATTTTACAATCAACATACCAATAAACTTGAGAGATTACATCAAAGTGGTAATGAAAGTTTAGACTTATTTGGTAACTTAACTTCAGGAACTATATCTGGCTCTGTTGAAATAACAGGAAATATATCTGCATCGGGTGGGATAACCGCATCAGATATATGGGCATCTGGAGATATACACGCAGTTGGTAATATTACATTTGAAGCAGGTGCAGGTGGAACGATAACTTTAGGTGATTCTGCTGCAGATAATGTTGTATTTGGAGCAGATGTACAATCTAGTATTATACCGGATTCAAATGATACATACGATTTAGGTAGTACTGGTCAAAGATGGAATAACTTATGGATGAGTGGTTCTCTTACTGCAAATGGTGGACCACATAGTTTAACTACGGAAGTTGGTGAGGGGGGAGCTATTGATATAGATGCTGATGGTGCTCTTACTATTGATGGTGGTTCAATTACAATCGGTGGAGATGCAGATGTAGTAGTTGATGTAGATGCGAGTTCATTTGATTTAGATTCAAGTGGAGCTATAAGTCTTGATTCGTCTGCAGGGTCTATTGATATTAATGTTGTTGATGGACAAACAGTTGCTATAGGTTTGAATGGTGGTGTTGAAACATTATGGAAACCACATGGAACAGCAGGTAGTGAATTATGGTCAACAATTAATACGGCTGGAACAACTGACGGTACAGATGCTGCTGGTGCAATATTATTAAGTGCAGTAGCTGGTGGTATAGGATTAGCTTGGGCTGATGATAAAGATTTATGGGCCGAAGGTGGTCAGTTTGTTGTTACTGCTAATCATGATACATCTGGTGCAATTAAACTTCACGCTGACGCTGGGTCATCACAATCTATTATAATATTGAATGATGCAGGTACAAATGCAGCAGCTATAGATATACAAGCAACTGCAGGTGGTATTGATATAGATGCAGGTTCATCAGTAGATATTTTAGCCGCTTCAACTTTAAGTGTTATTGGTTCTGATTCAGCAACATTTGGTGATGATACTGAAGCATTAGTTTATGATGGTTCTGGTAATCTTGATATTGACTCTGTAGTATTGGATATAGATGCAAGTGGAGCAGTTACAATAGATGGTACTTCTACTTTTTCAGTTGATGTAGACGGAGCCACAAACATTAATACTTCAGTTGGTAATATTACAGTAGATTCTGAAGCAGGAAGTTTAGTATTAGATGGTCATACAGGAGTAGACATTGACGCATCAAATAGTGGTAAAGTCGCTATTGATGGAGCAGGTGGAATTGATATCGGTGTTAATGCAGATGTCGCAATAGATGTAGACGCTAATACATTTGATTTAGATGCAGCTGGGGCATTAACTATTGACTCAGCTACTTCAATTGCAATTGGAGCAAACGCAGATAAACCTATTGATATTGATTCAACTACTCTTGATATTGACGCAAGTGATGCAATAACTATTGATAGTACATCTACAATTTTAATTAGTGGTGATGGTGGAGCAACCTTTAGTGATGATACCGAAGCACTAGTTTATGATGGTTCTGGTAATGTTGATTTTGATACTGTTGGATTAGACATTGATTCAAGTGGGGCAATAACTATTGACGGTACTGGTACAGTTTCTATTGATGGTGCTGATGATATGAATTTTACAATTACATCAGGAACTGCTGGAGAAGATTTAACTATTGCACAGTTAGGTGCAAATGATTCATCTATTTTTATTACAGCAGCAGGTACGGGAACTGATGCAATTAGTATTGATGCAACTGCAGGTGATATGTTGATTGCACCAAATTTAATAAATGGAAAAACATTAACAATAGGTCCTTCTTCAGCTACTCAAATGGTATTTACACCACATGGTACAGCGGCAAATGAAAAAATATCATTAATTAATACATCAGGTACCGCTGATGATGCAATTAAAATAGATTCAGTAGCAGGTGGTCTTACATTAGCAGCTGGTAATGATTCACTTCATATTGATGCTGATGGTACAGACGCAGATGCATTAAATATTGATTCAGCAGGTGGTATTGATGTAGATGCAATTGCAGGATTAACAATAACATCTACTACTATGGCATTTGATCCTTCCAGTACATTTGATTTAGATGCAGCTGGAGCAATTACAATTGATGGTAGTTCAATTACTTTAGGTGGAGATGCAGATACAGCATTTGATATTGATACTTCTACTCTTGATATTGATGCAAGTGATGAAATTACAATTGATGCAGGTTCTTCAAGTGGAATATCCCTTGACGCTTCTGCAGCTTCAAACTTTACTACTTCAACAGGAGCTCTTACTTTAGCAGGTGTATCTCTTGATGTTGATGCTACAGGTGGAGCATTTAATATTGCCGCAACAGCTGCTTCAACTGTGACAACTTCAGGTGGGGCTCTAACATTAGACGGAGAAACTGGAATTAATATACAGGAAAATGGTACAACCATTATTTCAGTTGATGATAGTCGAGATATTGTTGTTGGTAATGCAACAAATGCTGAAACAATAAGAATAGGACATTCAACTTCAGAAGTCACGGTCGGTGATAATTTAACAGTTACAGGTAATTTAAATGTAGCTGGCACAGAAACAATTGTGGATTCAAATGTCGTTAATATTAGCGATAATATAATCCAAGTAAATACTGGTGGTGCAAAAAGAAAAGGTGGATTGCAAGTAATTGATACAGATGGTGATCAAACAGGTTCAGTTGTATGGGATAGTGATGGTAATTATTTCGAAGTAGGTTTATCAGGTAGTGAATATAGACTTCCTGAACTTGCTACTTCAACGGAACTTAGTGCAAATAATAATAAAGTACTTATATCAGATGGTGCACGAATAGATGCATCAGCAACAATAACCGATGATGGAACTACAGTAGATATTAGTAATAGGGTAGATGCGCAGGCAAGTTTACAAGTAACTGGCTCACTTTATGTGAGTGCTGGAGCAAGTGTAGCATCTTCACTTGCAAGTTTAGTATCGTTTAGAAATAATGGTTCTACACAACTTGGATACTTGGCATCAGCAAATACATCCGCAGTAACTACTGGTCTTATTGGATATAATGCAAGTACAGGAAACTTAACTGTTAGTTCAGTAATTGATGGGGGAAGTTTCTAATAAAGATTTTTTAGGGTAAATACCCTATGGAAAAGTAACACTAAATAGTGTAAGGAGAATAGCCAAATGGCACAAACAGTTAAACTGCGTCGTAGTTCAACGGCCGGTAAAGTTCCTACAACAGATAATTTAGAGTTAGGTGAACTCGCTATTAATACAGCAGATGGTAAGGTATATTTTGAAAGAGGTGATACTTCTATTCAAACTATTGTAACAACTAACTCAGTAACTTCAGGTTCATTAACCCTTTCGGGTAGTGATTCTCCAACATCTAATAATTCATATGTACTCGCAGTAAGTGGAAGTATTAATACTTTCGGTACGGGAAGAGTGTACGAAAACGGTACTTCCGTTGTCGATCATGCCACTGCTATGGGTATAGTATTCGGAGGATAATATATGGCTAATACATTTAAAAACGCTGGTGTAGCAATAACAAATAGTGCAACAGTAGTTTATACTGCACCCGCTTCAACGACAGGTGTGGTTCATGCGATTTATATATCTAATATACACGCATCAAGTGATGGTACGGTAGACATTTTCGTAACTGATACATCAGCAGGTACTGACTTTTATATTGCAAAGAATTTATCAGTACTTAATGGAACTGTTGCAATATTTGAGAAACCACTTAATTTAGAAGCAACAGATGTTTTAAAGGCTCAGGCATCTGCAAATAGTGTATTACAAGCTTTTGCGAGTGTTCTTGAGATTGCTTAATGGCTGATTTGAAATACTACGGTATTAATATTCTGAATCACGGACTTGAAGTTCGTAAAGGTAACGTAAGTGGATCTGCAACTTCGACTGGTTCGTTTGGTTTACTTAAAGGTAGTGTAGAAACTGGTATAGGAAATTTATCTGATGCTACTATTTCTACTCCATTAAACGGTCAGATTTTAGCTTATACAGGAAGTATTGATCAATGGGTAAATAAAGGA